CACCATGAAGAACTCTTTTTCCAGCCTGTCGTACTTGGCCCGCAACTCGTCAGGCATCTCGATCTCGATGTTGTTGACGATCAGGTCAGGCAGCGGGTTGTAGTCCTCGGCTGACATCTCAAGCGTGATGTCCCCGATCAGTTTCTTGATGGTGTCCTCGGTGTCCTCATAGGCCACCTCTTTGTAGGGTCCAACCTTCTTGTAGAACCGAGTGCGAAACGCTGTCTTGCTGGTGCCCAGACGCTCACCCTTGTCCACCACGAGGAACTGACCGTGCAGGTCTTTGTACCCATTGCTGGCCGGGGTGCCGGTCAAACCCGTGGTCCAGTCAAACTGGTTTGCGATCTTGCGAAACGCTTTGACCCGGTTCGTGGCGCTGTTCTTCATCTTGCTGATCTCGTCCCAGATGATCCCGTTAAACGGCATCGGGCGGTCCTTCTTGACAAAGTAGGTTTGCAGCGTTTCGGCCAGCCAGCCAAGGTTCTCGTAGTTGATCATGTAGACATCGGCAGGGCGCAGCAGGGCGCGGGTGCGCTGGTCCTTGGTGCCCGCCACCATGCTGAACTTAAGGTGCTTGGTGTGCTCCCACTTTGCAGCCTCTTGACGCCACACCAGCCGGATGACTCGGATGGGTGCCACGATGATCACACCGCGCAGGAAGCTGGTGCGGATCAGGTGGGCCAGCGTGGTCAGTGTGATCACGGTCTTACCCAGTCCCATGTCCAGCCACAGCATCGAGTTGGGGTGCGTGGACTGGAAATTGACAGCCTTTTGCTGGTAGCCGTGGAGCAGGTCAGGTGTCAGCATCCCATCACCATCACGTCAATCATCAACTTACCCTCGGCCACGTTGTCGATCACAAACACGTTGACCATCTGCTGGCGCAGCTTCTCGTGCTCCCGGTACTGCGCAGGCGTGGGTACTTGACCCTCGCGCTTGAACTCGCAGAACCACATGCGCCCATCAGGTCCGATGAACAGACGATCAGGCACAGCGGCACGGGCGGGGCTGGTGAACTTGTACGCCAGCACACCCTTGGACTTGGCGTAGTCGCAGACCTTGGATTCAATCTGTTTTTCCAGCACGGCGGTTCTCCAGTTCGATCAACAACTCGATGTAGTGCTTGGCCTTTTCCAGATCAGCAATGCCGTTCTTCTTGCGCCAGCGGGAAACGTACTTGATCACGTTGCCTTCAAAGTACCCAATTGCGTTTGCGTGGATGTACTCGACTGGTTGGATTGGCAAGTCCTTGTAATGGTTGCCAGCAACTTGTTTGTCCAGTGCGTCAAACGCTTCATCTTCTTCCATAGTCACTTCAAACTGAGACATAGCTTCTCCACTTCTTTGACGTAGTAATCGAAATTGACTGGCAGCTTGCCAGCGTCCTTGATGTCGTTGCAAGGCTGCACACCCCAACCACTCTCAACGGCAAACTTGCGCCACTGCTCGGGCTTTTTTGCAAGCGGTGGCATGTACTTGACCAACTGCCCGCCACCCTCGGCCACGTAGTAGCGCGTGGTGTTCTGAAGCTGCGATGTCACGCCGTTACGCTCGATGCCCAAATGACTCGACCGGGGCACTTTGGTGCGCAGCATGAAGTCCATGATGTCGGGCCACTGCTCAATGGTTTCGCGGATGGGAGCACCTTCAACCAGTACCTTCTCGGCCACCTTGGCAATCACCAAGCCACCAGCGTTCTGGTGCCACCCCATCGTGCCACCCAATTCAACGGATTTCCACTCGTATGCACCCTTGCGCTTGGTGCTGCCGTTCTCAAACACGCCAATGTAGTTGTTGACATCGCGCACCATCATGGCCTTGTACACGGCCTCCTCAAGATTGAGGCCGGTGCGCGACTGCCATGCAGCGCGGGCCAGATCGACCAGCATCTTGTGGCTGCGGGGCACACGCACTGTCAGGCCATCGGTGTTGACCTGGATGATGCGCAGGCCGGGGATGTGCATCAACCCCTCGGCCAGCAGGCACAGCAGCAGTTGACCGTTGAGCGTGATGCTCATGGTGAACAACGGGTCGTAGAACACAGAGAACTGGTTGTTGCTGTCACCGTAGACGCCGTTCAGCGCCAGCTTCAGCATTGCGCTTTCTGCTGACTTCTTTGGGTACGACTTGCGCTGCTCAAACAGGTGCTTGTAGATGCTGACAAACTCTTTTCCGAGATGGGCCGGGTGAAACCCATTCGTGATTGCCAAGTTTGGATAGTATGAAGTGACATCCAAGTCCACGATGACGTACTCACCGTCAGACTCGATGACCTCTGACTCGATGGAGCCGTGGATTCCTCCAAGGCCGAAGACAAAAGTAAAGCCATTGATTGTTGCTGTGAGGTCCGTGAAGACCCCCTTGGTTTCGGTGATGGTCTGAGCCTTGAGCCAGTTCATCACCCGGTTAAATTCAGGATGCTCGAAGTTGATCCACGGCAGGATGGCGTCCTTGAGTGCGATCACAGGGCGCTTGGTCTGCCGGGGTGTGCGACCCTTGGGGCCAAAGTCGTAGCAGGCGACACCGGCTTCTTCCAGCTTCATGGTGAAGTAGTCTTTGCCGATCTTGGTGTCGTTGTGGTTCATGAAGTCACGGGCGTACTTGCGCGTCAGTTCTTCACGGAAGTGGATCATGTCAAGCGTGTGGTGATAGAACGCCTTGGTCTGCGCCACATCGTGCTTGTTGTACTCTTTGAGCACTTCGATCTGTGTGCGGTTCAGCGTGGTGCCCACGGGAAACGGCAGGTCTTCAATCGTGTCGCTGCGCATGTTGAACTCCAGCACCTTGAGGCTGGTGGACCGGGCGCGGTTGTCAAAGTGGTGAATCTTGAACAGGTCGATCTGCGTGACAAACTGGTCAGAGGTCTTGACCGAGTGCATCCATCGGCCACCATCGTCGTCTTGCGCATTGATGATCGCCATTGCCTTTTGGTACAGCGTATTGGCATCACTGTGGCCCATGCGCACGAGTGTATGCACCACGGGGTAGTCGAAGCCAAGGTTGTTGAACCCGATCATGCGGGCATCGGTGTCTTTGAGGAACTGGAGGAACTCAACGATCTCACGCGAGTCGTTGCGGTGATCGCTGATCTCAAACATCCACTGAAGCGGTGCGTCTGCGTGTTCCACTGCCAGGGTGAACACGTTTGGAAATGTCTCGATATCGAACACATAGTCGTTACTCATTACGGTTACCGGGTAGGTGGGGCTTACTCGCTGCACTGATCGTGGATGAACCCACAAGTCGCCAGCATCCGCTTTCAGCCCCGATTCAATTACTGCCCGAAGAACGAGGGCAGGCCAGCCGGTGCCGCAAACGGCGCAGCAGGCATAGCTGGCGCTGGGGCAGCAGCAGGGGCAAACATGCCAGCAGGAGCGCCCGCCACCGCACCAAACATGCCCGATGCGTCAACAGCACCTTCACCAAACGGCGTGTCATCACCCGCGAACTGGACAGCGATCAGGTCGCAGCGGATGCCACGGCCATGCTTGTTATCTTGAGGCCAAGGCTTGATGGCAGCGTTCACACGGCAACCGCCATACATCTTGCGGGCCAGTTGCTGATACGCCATCGTGTTGGCTGGGTCGATGGGTTGACCATCGGCTTGGATCACTTGAGGTGCGGTGTCGCGGCCTGCGGTGATGAACACATGGCCTGCATAACCATCGTAGGGCTGGAAGGTTTTCTTGTTGACCTTCTCCTCGCCACGGCCAAAGCAGCGGGTCTTGCGGTCTTGCTGGATCATGCCCATGACAGCCTGGGCGTGTTCTTTCCACTTCTCCAACGCCAAGGCACCGTAGCGGGCCATGAACTGACCAAAGCCGGGGTGGTCCTGCGGCATGATGAACTCGCAATTGAACGAGATGCGCTCCTTGCCAGTCTGCTCATTGATCTGACGCTGTGGTTCAGCGAGATGCGGGAAGGACAGACGGACGTTCGACAAAAAGATGATTTCAGACATTACATTTACTCCAGTTTAAGAAAGCCACGAGGGCAGGGATTCGGCAGCGGGTGCTGCTTCTACTGCACTGAATAACGGTGCAGCATTGGTGATGACAGCCGGACGGCCATCAGATTCGGGGGCTACGGTCAGCTTGCCAGCCAGCTTGACCACATACTCTTGCTCCATGCGCTTGAGTTGACGATCAGTCAGTGCAACTTTGGTGCCGTCCTTCTTTTCCCACGTCAGCTTTTCAGCCTTGGCGGGTGTGACGAGTTTGGTTTCGTAGATCGCGCCCTTAGGGATGCCCATCTTGACCAGCTTCTCGGCCATCTCGGCTTCGGGTAGTGCCCAAGCGCGGGAGCCGCGACCGTTGACCAGCTTCAAGCCTGGGATGACTTGACCCATCTCCAGACGGCGCAGGGCTTCCTTCTCCACACCTTCGAGGAGTTGGCGCATCAAGGGGGCGGCTTCCATGATCTGAGCGATCTGGGCGTCATCCATCGTGGATGGGTCTTTATCGGCAGATTGCTGCGCGACATCGAGTGTTTGAGTTACGACAGGCTGGAACATGATCCCGACCTCCTTCATTACGTTACTTGCCAGCGCGGAGCATGAACCTTTTGCGCGGCAGAATTTACATTGACTTTCACCCGGTACAAGCGGCGCGTCTGGTTTGTCAGTGGCAGCAGCTTGCACAATGATTGTACCTGCGTTGTCCAACAAAGAGCGCACAGACACATCATGCGATGTGATGGCAGGCATCCCACGCAGCGCCAGCTTGGGCTGGATGATGGTCATGCGAACTGTGCTGAACGGGTAGTCACCGTTGACGGGCAGCTTGAAGCCAGCCAGCACCCCGTAGGCGTACTGCTCAAGCTGCAAATTACCCTCGGCTGTGACGATACCCATGCCGTCCTTGTAGTCGATCAATTCAAGGATGTCACCACCGATGATTTGACAGTCCACCGTACCCGACAAGTCTTTGCGACCCAGCAGAAACTCGGGGTCAACCCGTTGCTCAGAGATGACCTTAAACATGCCACCAACCGACTCCTCACGGATGTACTCAATGGCGGTCTTGACTCGGGCAGCGCGGTCAGCGTCCACCTTGAACGTGCCCTCGTGATCGGTGAAGGTTTCCCCCACCTGATCCATTGGGTCCGACAAGCCGTTCTTGATGCAGTGCTCGAGCAGCGTGTGCGAGTGTGTGCCATCGGCAGCAGCGGGGCCGCTACCGGTGTCAGGGTACTTGGCCTCCTCTCGAATGCTGCCGGGGCACAAGGCCCAACGGCTGCGCTTCGATGGGGACAGCTTGGCGTGATCGCTCACTTCAGCCCCTCAACGCCAGTGTGCAGGGCAGCATAGTGCTCGGGCTTCACATCGTTGATGTTCTGGTAACCCAGACCAGTCAAGACGCCTTGGATTAACGCACCCTTTTGTGGGCCGAGTGCTTTGTATGCACCCATTACGTAGTCAATCAAGCCTTTGGGGTCAGAGAACGGTGCGCCCGCAACGGCGGCAACGGGCGCTGGTGCCGCGAATGATGGAGGCGCTGGCATCGCGGCCTGTGTGCCACTCACCACAGTCACGCTGGGTGCAGCCGCAGCCGGGACAGTTGTAGAAGCAGGTGCGGCAACTGTCGGGACCGCTTGGGTAGGGGCAGCTTGTACCACAGGGGCGGGTGTTGGCGCAACAGGTGCGGGTGCTGATACATTGCCAGCTTGCAGTTGGGCAGTCAGGGCAGTTACAGCAGCGGTCAGGGCTTCAATCTTGAGTTCGAGTGACATAAAGTTTCTCCAGGGGGTTACGGATTACAGGGGGTTGAATTGTGAGGCGGTCTTCAACAAACGC